AGCGATAAGAAGCCCAAATATCTAAGCGAGCAACAACCAGGATACGTATTTAATCTAGACGAACAACGTCCTCAGAAAGTATTTGCTATAGTATGCGAAGGTCCTATTGATGCATTGTATATTGACGGAGTTGCATTGCTAGGAAGCGAAGCCAAAGATCAACAGGCACTACTCATTAATAGATTAAATAAAGATATAGTAGTTGTGCCTGACAGAGATCAAGCAGGCTCTAAATTAGTTGAACAAGCAATTGATTTAGGATGGGGAATATCTATGCCGGATTGGGAAATTGATATAACTGATATTGGAGAAGCTGTACAGAGGTATGGAAGAATATTTACGTTACACAGCATAGCAACTTACGCAGAAACGTCTCCTCTAAAGATTAGATTAAAAGCAAAGAAATGGTTTAACACATGAACATAGAAGCAGTATTTCCAGTTCCGGTAGTATCTGACATTATAGATATTGATAACAATGCAATTGAACAGCGTTGTTATGAACTGAGAGGCAACTCTACTTCTACCTGGCAAAGTGAATGGTTAGACTTACAAGATCCTGTATTAGTAAATCTTGTAAACATAGTACAAGATAAAATGCAAGAAGCATCTGAAAACTTATATAGGTTTAATAATGAATACACTATTGCTTTACGAAACTATTGGATTAATATAAACAACAATAGTCAGCTAGATGCTGCAAATACTGTAGCCCATCTACACCCTGCACCATACTTTTTTAGTATGGTATACTATGTAAAATGTGACGAAGGCTCTGGCCCATTAAGACTAGTGCCTCCACATTCAAACTTAGAGTACACAATTCCTGATCAAATAGTTGTTGACAGGAATAACTACAATGCTAGACAATGGAGTATTTTTCCAGAACCTAAGAAGTTAGTAGGCATGCCTAGTTGGTTATCACACTATGCTGACATTAACACTAATGCAAATGATAGGATATCAATTGCGTTTAATGGAGTAATATCGAGGAGAGAATAATGAGTTATTTAAAAAAACTATGGTCCGGTTTGTGTTTTATATTACTATCTATATGGGAATTTATTACATGGCCGTATTACAAAATTAAAGAAGAACTTGCATACCGCAAGAAAATAAAAGAACTTAAAAAGCGCGACCCATTCATTTACAAATAGGAGAAAAGAATGTTATTAGAAATTCCGTATAAAGCCGGCGACACGATTAGTTTAAAATTATCAACAGGTGAGGAAATTGTAGCAAGACTAGATACAGAATCATCAGACTCATATACAGTTAAAAAGCCAATGGTATTAATTGCAAATGAAAATGGATTAGGGCTTGCCCCGTTTATGTATAGTGTAAATCCAGATGCTAAGTTTATACTAAATGCTAACACAGTTACATGTATGGGCAAAACTGAAGGTGAAATTGCTAAACAGTATACAGCGACAACATCAAATATTGTTACACCTTAGAGAAAGTTAAAATATGAATACGCAAACTTATAGAAACAAACTTACAGAAATATCTAAGCGTCATTGGAAAAAAGCTCCAGGCGCAAAGTACATTCACAAGTGGGATTTGTATATGCTTGAAAAACAATTTTGTGTAGACAACATGAACTTTGACGGAGTTAATTCTGTACTTGAAATTGGCTGTGGCATGGGAATGTTAGCACACTTAATACAAGAGCAAAAAGGTATTAACGATATTGAACTAACTGACGTAGACGAGTTCTTTGATGACAAAGACAAAGGTGCTTTGTACAAAGAATGCTGTGACGTATTAGGTCTTAAACGTTTCATAATGTACGTTAACATGAACGAGCCTATGAAGTTAGATAGACAGTATGATATGATTGTAGCTACCCGTACAGTGTTTGATAGAGAGTGTTTAGTACCCGGAACTATATTTGATTACGAGTACTGGCTAGATGATTGTTTTAAGTATTGTAAACGAGTGTTTGTAAAAACAAACTTTGCTGGTGGCGGCAGAAGCTTTCCTGATTATATCCGTCCTTACCTATGGTGGCCTACAGGTTCAGAAGGTGAGTCACTTGGTAAGCCAAGGAGAGGCTGGTATATTAGAGTTGACAAAGACGAATGGGAGAATCGCAACAAATGATAACTTGGGGAATGGTTGGAAACAGTCACGATGCTAGTTTAGCAGTATTTAAAGATAACGAACTCAAGTCTGCGGTGTTAGCTAAAGATTATAGTAAGGTGCCAAACGACCCTCATCCTAACTGGAGTATGGTTAGCGTAGCTAGGCAAGAATACGGCGAGCCCGATAGTATACAGTGGTATGAACTTCCTAAGTTAAAAACACTACGCCAGTGGTATGCTGGACAGGGCTGGCTATGGAAAGAAAATAATATACGTAAGTACTTGCAACAATGGAATATCATTGCTCCAATTAAGTGTACCCAACACCACCTAAGTCATGCGGCGTATGCCTATTACACCCAGCCTGAAGACGACTGTGCTGTAATTGTAATAGACAGTATAGGCGAGTTTGAAACACTGACTATATGGCACGGCAAGAATAATTTACTAAAGAAGATACACAGTCAGGGCTATCCGCATAGTCTTGGATTATTCTACAGTGCCATGACACAACGGTGCGGGCTAGTTCCGAACCGTGATGAATATATGATGGCATCTATGGGAGACAAAGGTAACCCTAAAAAACATTTTATGAAGATACTAAACGAACTAGTACACGTTGAAGGTATTGGATGGAACCCTAAGATTAAGATGATGGAAAACTTGCATAGGGGGTGTAACTGGTGGAGGCCTGATCTAGACAGCGAAGAAGACCTAAACGATATTGCAGCTGCTACACAGTCAGTATTTGAATATTGTGTTAATAATTTAAGTGCATGGGCTATGAAGGCAACAGGCAGTAAGCACCTAGCACTAGCTGGCGGAGGCGCCCTTAATAGAAGAGCAGTAGACGGTATCCGTGACAAGTGGGTTAATGTACATGTTCCACATAACCCAGGCGACCCTGGCAGTTGTGTAGGAGCATATCTAGCAGTAACTAAAACCAAGATAGAACTTGACAACCAATGGCATAGGTAGTATAATAGTAATATGGCAACTAGACAAAACACAGACTATGGGCATGATATACAAAAGGTATATCTTGAAATGATGTTGACTGATGCTGAGACATTTGTTAGATGTCAAGCGGTATTCAATCCAGAAGTATTTGATAGACGATTGCAAAAGCCTGCAGAGTTTTTAACTAACTATGTAACTGAGCATAACGCATTACCTACATTTGATATGATTAATGCAGCAACAGAGAGTAATCTTAAAGACCCTGGTGTAATGCAAGAGAATCATTATGATTGGCTGTTGTTAGAGTTTGAAACATTTAGTAGACACAAAGCATTAGAGGCAGCTATCCTTAAAGGTGCAGACTTACTTGAGAAGGGTGAGTATGGTCCAGTAGAAGAGTTAGTTAAGCAAGCAGTACAAATAGGATTACAGAAAGACTTAGGTACTGATTACTTTGCAGACCCTAGAGCAAGACTGTTAGCAATTAAAGATGGTAACGGCCAAGTAAGCACAGGCTGGGAAGCAGTAGATAGAAAACTATTTGGTGGGTTCAACAGAGGCGAGCTTAACATCTTTGCAGGTGGTTCAGGTGCAGGTAAGAGTTTGTTCCTAGCTAACTTGGGTGTAAACTTTGCACAAAAGGGTATGAACGTTTTGTATCTAACACTAGAGCTTAGTGAAGCTTTAGTTAGTATGCGTGTAGATAGTATGGTTACAGAGATTAGCACCCGCGATATCTTTAAGAATATTGATGACGTTGAAATGAAAGTTAAGATCATTGGTAAGAAGAGTGGTGCGTTCCAAGTTAAGTATATGCCAAGTGGCAAGACGCCTAATGATGTACGTAGCTATATTAAAGAGTATGAGATCAAAACAGGCAAGAAGATTGATGTATTGTTGATTGACTATTTGGATTTGCTAATGCCCAATGGTGCAAAAGTAAGTGCAGAGAATTTATATATTAAAGATAAGTACGTTTCAGAAGAGCTAAGAAACTTAGCTATGGAATTGAATACAGTATTTGTTACAGCGGCACAGTTGAATCGTGGAGCAGTTGAAGAAATTGAATTTGATCACTCGCACATATCAGGTGGATTAAGTAAGATACAAACTGCGGACAATGTGTTTGGTATCTTTACTAGCAGAGCAATGCGTGAGCGCGGACGCTATCAAATACAGCTAATGAAGACACGTAGCTCAAGTGGAGTTGGATCTAAGATTGATCTAGGATTTAACATTGACAGTTTAAGAATATATGATCTAGATGAAGATGAACAAGATGACTATACAACTCCTTCAGCTAGTAATAGTATTGTAAGTAATCTGAAACGCACTAATACACAAGATACAGTTAGAGAAGATCCTAGTGATGGGGCTCCAGTAGCAAAGATTAGGGCTGAAGCAGACTCAACTAAGTTACGTAACTTTATTAATAACCTTGGAGAAGATTAAATGGTTGGATGGATATTATTTGGCAGTTTAATTTTTATAAATATCTGTGTGCATACAATGATCCAGATGTATTTTGAAGGGCATGAAGCATTTAGGAGAGATTGATTTATGAGTAATAAGATTCCAATGAAGGGTGGAGATGAATACGATGCCCTTAGTAAAAACTCACGTAAGTTCTATATGTGGAGCAAAGGCCAACTTAAAAAGATCAAACGTGGATACAATAAACGATTGCGTAAATTCTTTAAAGAAGATACTAAGATCTTTGATAAATCAAGGATGAAATATACAGATGGAGATAACACATGAGCAAAGACAGCAACATAGTTAAGTTTCCGCAGAAGACTGAAGAACAAAAACAACTTAACACACTCAACAAACAGTTTGAAGAAATTGAAGATCAGGGTGATGTGATAGAACAGCAGCGTTTGCAAATAGAAGCGTTAGAAAAAGCCAAAGCCAAAGACTACAAACAGGTCCAACGAGAACTAACGGATCTAAACGCTGATGGTAACGATTAGTGTATTGGGGTAGAGCGCCCATGATAATAGGAGCCTCGCATATGGAAGAAACACAAACTTGTGAAGATTGCAGAATAGAAATTAGCACAACTGGTATTGAAGTAGACTCAAGCACAGGTAACCTAGCTGTTGAAGGTGCTGTGGTTGTTGCTTTGTTAATAATAGCTTGTGCAGTGTATGCATTCAAGAAATGGATCGACAGTCGCTTTAAATGAAAAAGACTAACTGGGAAGTATGGAAACATGCCCTTGGTTCTTTTGA